CTCGCGCTCAGGGCGGCAGTCAGGGCAGCGCCGCCCGGTGGCGTTGCTCGGGGTGAAGGCGTTACCGCAGTCGCGGCACTCGCGATCCGGGTAAACGCGGCCTGAGTAGTCGCGCTTCCTGGGAGCAGGCTTATCCTGCATGTGTCGCACCTCGCACATAGGTGTGGCCAAGCCCCCGGGCCGTACAGAGCGCTGCAACGCTCACGGTCGCGGGGGTCCTTTACGTCCATAATACCGGACACGAATCGAACAAGTGGCAGAACCGACATGGGGTCTACCTCCTGCCCTTGCTCGTAATCGCGGTACATCTGGCCGTAAATCCCTTCCGTGCAGGATTCTGATTACACTCCGCTAAGAAGGACTACAGCGAGTGGTTGGTCAAGCCCTACGGCGCTGGACCTTTGTACGTCACTGCGAAAAACTTTTCGAGGCTCATCTCGATACAGAGGGCCCGCTACGAACGGAAGTTCGTCCGCAAAGAACCCGGCCCGGTGCCGCTGCATGACGATCGCGTTGCCCGCCGGGACCTGGCGGCTCTTGAGCACGTCAAGGCCGAGGATCTTCTGCGGGAGGACTCCCGTGTACTGCAGGTTCTCTGAGGCGATGTCGCCGATGTACGGGGCGGCGAACGTGCTGGACTGGATCAGCGTGTTCTCGCTGCCGTGGTTGATGATCAAGGTGTCCGGTTCGAAGCCGAGCCACTGGGTGACGCCGGACGGCGAGACGATGTTCGCATTGCTGATCAGGTACTTCGCCTGCGAGATGTCGGCGCGGATCGTCGCGGAGGCGGACGCCCACGGGTTCGCGACGGCCAGCGTCTGGATGCTCGCGTTGGCGACGACGGCCGAGTAGAACGCGGTGTTCCACGAGTACACCATCGTGTTCTTGACCTGCATCAACTGCCTGGTCACGGGGTCGATGGTCTGCCGGCGGCGCATCTCGTCGCTGACCATGATCGCCATGGCCCGCTCGTGGCTGAACACCACCCGCGGCACGCCGATGCTGGTCGGCACGACCGGGACCTCGCCGAACTCCGCGCGGATCTCGGGGAAGTCGTCCGCGTACAGCGGCGTCGACTCCGAGTACCGCACCGCGCCGGAGGGCGCCGACCCGGCCATGCGGAGAACGGCGTCCATGATGAACTCGTTCTGCGTCATGTCGAGGATCAGTTGCGGGACCGTCAGCGGGTCCTTCAGCAGTTCGCTGACGACAAGCCGCGGGGAATCTGAGTACCCCCGTGCGCCAGTAGGCATCTGTCAGTCCCTTCTCAGACCGTGAGCCGGGCGCGGCCCAGGAAGTAGACGGCGCTGCCGGACCCGCCGATCTGCTGGGTGAGCATCGCGCTGGAAACCCCGCCGGGGTGGGTGCAGACGCCGACCACCTGGTCCGCGGCCGGGCCGGCGCTCGCCCCGGTGACCGCCCCGCCGGTCGCGCCGATGATGAGCTTCTGGCCGACGGACGCCTGGCCGACGTACCAGACCCAGATGTCGACTCCGCCGTAGTAGACGGACAGGTAGTCGCCGAGGACGCTGATGTCGATCTGCGGCTGCCCGTAGGAGTTCGGCGCCCCGGTCTGGGCGGCGATCACGTTGGCGTCGGTGCCGGCGACCCCGAGCACGGTGGTCGCCGCCGAGGTGGCCACCTTCACCGTGAGGTCGGTGGTGCCGGCTGTGGCACTGTTCGGCATGACGAACTGGCCGCCGTAGATGAGGGTCGCGGCCTGGTAGTTGGCCGGGCCGGACTTGAGGTGCGGCAAGACTGCCGACATGGGCCTCTCCTAGTTCCCGTTGCTCACGCCGGCGGGTTCGCCGAGCTGACCGTGCATCGCGTAGCGGCTCACCGCAGGCCCATCACGGACTTCATCCGGGCCACCACGTCGTCGCGGGCACTGTCGGCCTCCGCGTGCCGCACGTCCTCCGGTTCGTCCATCGGGGAGCCGAGCTCGGCGCCGCCGAGGTCCCGCAGGCCGCCGAGGCTGGCCATCTCGGTCATGACCTTGCGCATCACCTGGCCGGCGTCGACGGACTTGCCGTTGGCCATCTCGACCACGTGGTTCGCGCCCTCGAGGAGCGGGCGGGCCAGGTCGGTGACGTAAGGCGGGATGCCGAAGTCACGGAACAGGCGGTCCTTCTCGGCGAGGAAGTCCGACTCCCGCAGCCGGGCGGTGACCACCGCGAGTTCCCGGGCGGTCTCCTCGCCCCGCGCGTAGGCCAGGTCGATCGCCATCTGCGCCTCGTTCGACAGTCCAGCTGCCACGGGCTCCCCCTCAGGCATGTAGTTCGGCGTGAAGCCGGGCGGCTCAGCCTCAGATCCGGATTCGGCCTCGAACTCGGCCTCAAGGGCGGCGAGCTCCTCGCCGGTCAGGCCGGCGATCTCCGCGGCGAGGCCGTCCTCGTCCTCGTCTTCCGCGCCTTCGCCCTCGCCCTCGCCGTCGCCGGGGGCGGTGAGCGCGGCAAGTTCGTCCGGGGTGAGGACCGTGCCGCCCGCGGCGAGCGCGTCGAGCACGTCATCGGGGAGGGCCAGCAGCCGGGTCAGCTTGGCCTTCTGGTCGTCGTTGAGGTCCGCCATCACGGCCCCTTCCAGGTCAGGGCCCGCGTCATCGGCCAGGCCGGTCTTCGCTGCGGCCTTGGCGGCCTTCTTCTGCGCCTTCACGGCCTTCTTGCCTGCCGCGTCCGTGAATGACTCGCCGGACAGGTCGATCACGTGCTCCGGCTCAGGGGACGCCGCCTCGATCGCCTGCCAGGCGCCCAGGCCGGGGATGCGGGGGTCGAGGGTGCCGAGGACGTGCTGGATGGCCTCGCCGAAGAACTTGCCGTCGGACCGCTGGTAGCCCTCCACGATCCGGGCGGACACGCCGAGCTTCGGGTTCGCGGTCAGGACCTGCTCGCCCTCGGGGGTGACCTGCGCGGTGACGTAGAGCCCGTCGTCGCGCAGTTCCATCCCGGTGATCTCGCCGCGAGTGCGCTCCGGGTCATTGGAGTGGCTGTTGTCGCCGGGAGCCAGCTGAAAGGGCACCTGATCGTAGGCGCGGTCCTGGAATGACTGAACAAGGCGGCCGAGGTAGTCCCTGGTGAACTTGAGCGTCCGGCCCTTGTACTCGACGTCGCCGACCGGCAGGAGGCGCTTGCGCCACAGGCGGTTGCCGAGCTCAACCGCCTCCGCAGCGGTGAACGGAGTCAGGACGGCGGCGGTCATCTCAGGCGGCCGCCTTGCCGAACGCGCCGGACTTCGCCTTCTCGCTGTTCCGCGCGAACGCTAGCGCCCTGGCGGGGGTGAACCCCTTGGCGATCAGCCGCTTGTAGATCGCCTGCCCCTTCGGGGACAGGCCGCCGGGACCGTCCTTGTCGGTGTCACCGGAGACGCTGGCGTCGTTGTCGCCGTCGTTGTCCGGGTCGTACGTCTTGCCCTTGCCGCCCGCGGTGGTCATCCTCGGCCCGTCACTGGCGCCTGCCGTGGGGGTGGCGAACGCGGCCGACCGCATCGCGGGGATGCCGTACTCCGCCATGAGCTCGGTCTGCTGAGGCGGGGGCTGCAGCGGCGCTTCCTGGCGGCGCACGCCCGCGTTCACGGCGGCGTTGTAGGTGCCGACCGCCTCAAGGAGCGCGGCGCGCTGCTGGACGTGCGGCTGCAGTTCCTTCCCCGCCACGACGGCGGTCCAGGTGCCGTCGTCGTTCTTCCGCATCCGGGCGATGTCCGCGCCGGAGCGGCGGTGGTAGAGCATGCTGTCGGCGCGGCGGAAACCGACGTCGTGGGGGCCGGCGACCGGGACCCGCTTGACACCCGCGGCGAGCTCGAGCGCCTGCCGGGTGTCGTTCGCGAGAGCGTGCGCGCCGCCGCCCCGCACCGTCAGCGGCGCCCCGTCACGGACCCCGCCGGTTGAGGGGGCGGGGGTGCGGAGAACGTCAGGCCCGGAGTCCCCGTCCGCGCCGGAGGCGCTGAACCGGCTCACGGGGCCGCTGTAGCCGCACCCGGGGCAGGTAAGCGTCTTGCCGCCGTCGCTCTCCATGGCGGCGAGGTAGATGCCGAGGTCGTCCTCGCTGGCGTGAGCGTGAGCGGACAGCTTGCCGAACTTCTTCGGGCCGTACTTGCGGCGGCCGATGAAAGCCGCGAGCGCGTCGGGGTCCTTGACGCCGCGTGCCGCAAGGGTGCCGGACAGCTTGGCGAAGCGGGCGCCGCTGCCGAGCTTGGGCGCGGCCAGATCAAGGGACGCCGACACGAGTCCTTC